CCTTGACGACATGGGCTACATCGCAGGCAAGTGCATCCCCATCGTGCCGGTCTACGGCAAGCGCTGGTTCATCGACAACATCGAGCGCTGCATGGGCCACGTCCGTCTGGCCAAGGACTCGCAGCGCTTGAAGAATATGCAGCTGTCTAAGCTGGGAGAGATCAGCGCCTTGTCCTCGGTCGAGAAACCCATCCTGACCCCCGAGCAAGTCTCCGGCCATCAGGTCATGTGGTCTGAGGACAACATCAAGAACTACCCCTACCTGCTGATCAACCCGATCACGGATGCCAACGGCAACCTGGCTGTGTCTGGCCCCGTGGCTTACACCCGACCGCCTGCCATCCCGCCTGCCATGGCCGCACTGCTGCAAATCACCGAGCAGGACATGCAGCAGATTCTGGGCAACCAAGAGGGCGCTGAGAAGATCGTCTCGAACATCTCAGGCAAGGCCGTGGAGTTGATCCAGAACAAGCTGGACATGCAGACCTTCATCTACATGAGCAACATGGCCAAGGCCGTGAAGCGCTCGGGTGAAATCTGGCTGTCCATGGCGCAGGACATTCTGGTCGAACCAGGCCGCAAGATGAAGACGGTCGGCAGCCAAAACGAGGTGGACTCGGTCGAACTGCTGCGCCCAACAGTCGATGAAAAGACCGGCGAGACGCTCTACGAGAACGACCTGTCGAACGCCAAGTTTGATGTGGCTGTGGACGTTGGCCCATCTTCTTCCAGCCGACGCTCGGCAACTGTCCGCGCCCTGACCGGCATGATGGCCATCACCCAAGACCCCGAGACCATGCAGGTGCTCGGTGCCATGGCCATGATGAACATGGAAGGCGAGGGCATCAGCGAGGTGCGCGACTTCTTCCGTCGCAAGCTGATCATGCTTGGTGTGGTGCAGCCGACCAAGGCCGAGATGGAAGAGATGATGCAGGCCAAGGCAAACCAGCCCGAAGACCCGAACGCGATCTTCTTGCAGGCAGCTGCCGAAGAAGCCGTGGCCAAGGCAGCCAAGGCTCGTGCCGACACCATCGAGACGGTCGCCTCGGCAGAACTCAAACGCGCCCAGACGGTCAAGACTATGGCCGATGTTTCTGGGGCAGAACAGGATCAGGCAATCCGGGCAATCCAGACCATCGGCAGCGCAGAATTGGCCGCGCAGCAGATGGCCCAGATGCAACAACCTGTGCAACCGGTCAGTCCGGTGGCAGAATAGCGATATGCGGTATCCACCCAGCCGCTTCCATGGGTGAGTTTGATGGGGTCAAGCAATGAACGTGAAAAAGGCAGTATCAGGAGATCAAGACCAAGATGACGACAACGTCCTGCTGGACGATGAGCAGAACCAAGACGAGCACAACGCCGACGAGAACAATTCCGAAGGCAATGGCAATCAAGGCGATGCAGACGACAGCAACGAGGACGATGACGACAACGAAGTCGTGGTGTCCATCGGTGAGGAAGCGCCGCCCACCAATGATGAAGAACCAGCGCCCAAGTGGGTACGCGAGTTGCGTAAGAACTATCGGGAGTTGCAGAGAGAGAAGCGAGAACTTGAGGAAAAGCTGAAATCGACCAGCCAGACTGAGACCAAGCCGGTCGCGCTGGGCAAGAAGCCGACCCTCGAAGATCACGACTACGACTCTGACGCTTACGAAGCCGCCCTGACCAATTGGTTTGCTCAAAAGCGCCAAGTGGAAGAGGCAGAAGCAAAGGCCAAGGCAGAAGCTGAGAACCAGCAGAAGACTTGGCAGGCGAAGTTGGAGAACTACGGCAAGGCGAAAGCCGAGTTGAAGGTCAAAGACTTTGAGGATGCAGAAGCAACGGTGCAGGAATCCCTTTCTGTCACCCAGCAAGGCATCGTGCTTCAAGGCTCGGAGAATCCCGCGCTTGTGATTTACGCGCTTGGCAAGAACCCTGCGAAAGCAAAGGAACTCTCAAGCATTACCGACCCCGTGAAGTTTGCCTTCGCGGTAGCGAAACTGGAGACGCAATTGAAAGTGACGAACCGTAAGGCAGCCCCGCCGCCAGAGAAAACGATCCAAGGTAATGGACGTGTGTCTGGTTCGGTGGACTCAACCCTCGAACGGCTGCGTGCCGATGCTGAGAGGACTGGTGACTTCACCAAAGTCATGCAGTACAAACGGCAAAAGCGCCAGTCCTCATGACATTTTTTTAAGGAACTTTAATCATGGCAAACGCCTTTTCCAAAGAAGAACGCGTAGCGTTCGAAGACATCCTCGAGGGCTTCCAAGACGCTCTCGTGCTCTCCCGCAACGTGTCGGTCTACAACACCGACTCGACGATGATGGAGCGCACGAACGACATCATCTGGCGTCCGCAGCCCTACATCGCTCAGTCCTTTGATGGCACTGACATGACCTCCAACTTCAAGGACTTCACCCAGTTGGCAGTCCCTTCGACAATCGGCTTCAGCAAGTCTGTGCCTTGGACGTTGACCGCCAAAGAACTGCGTGATGCCTTGCAAGAAGGTCGTCTGGGCGATGCTGCCAAGCAGAAGCTGGCCAGCGACATCAACGTGGCCGTGATGAACGTGGCATCCCAGCAGGGTACCCTCGTCGTCAAGCGCACCGCTGCTGCCTCCGGCTTTGACGATGTGGCACAGGCCGAAGCGATCATGAACGAGCAGGGCGTGCAGTCCTTCGATCGTTACATGGCCCTGTCGACCCGCGACTACAACGGCATGGCAAGCAACCTGGCTGGTCGTCAGACTCTGAACGGCAAGCCGCTGACCGCCTACGAGAAGGCCTACATCGGCATGGTGGCTTCGTTCGAGACCTACAAGCTCGACTACGCAACTCGCCTGACCGCTGCTGCTGGCACGACTGTGACCGTCAACGGTGCAAACCAGTACTACACACCGAAGGCAACTTCGACTGCTGGTACCGGCGAGACCCAGAACGTGGACAACCGCTACCAAAACCTGACCATCGCTGTTGGCGGTGGCACGGTCAAGGTTGGCGACTGCTTCACCATCGCTGGCGTGAACGCTGTGCACCACATCACCAAGCAGGACACTGGCCAGCTCAAGACCTTCCGCATCACTGCGATCGTGTCCGGCTCCGGTGGCTCTGGTGTTGTCCAGATCAGCCCCCCGATCATCTCGGGTGGTGGTTCGACCGACGCAGAACTCGAGTACAAGAACGTGACCGCAACGCCTGCAAACGGCGCAGCCATCACCTTCCTGAACACCGTGGCTGCCAACGTCAACCCCTTCTGGCAAAAAGACTCGCTGGAAATCTTGCCTGGCCGCTACGCTGTTCCTTCGGACGCTGGCACCGCAGTCATGCGTGCTTCGACCGATCAGGGCATCGAACTGGTCATGCAGAAGTTCTACGACATCAACACCATGAAGACCAAGTATCGTCTCGATACCTTGTTCGGTGTGGTGAACAAGCAGCCTGAAATGTCGGGCATCATCCTGTTCAGCCAGACCTAAGCTGAGTGAGAGAGGGGGCCTCGGCTCCCTCTCTTTCATTGACTGGAGAGAACCATGCCACTGAAAAAAGGCTACAGCAGCAAGACAATCTCGGGCAACATCAAGACCGAGATGAAGGCAGGCAAGCCTCAAAAGCAGGCCGTGGCCATTGCTTTGAGCACTGCACGCAAGGCCGCTGAGAAAGCTGGCAAGCCCTCCAAGGCTCCCGCGAAACCTGCCAAGAAGGGAATGAAATGAAGAACCCGACCATGCTCTACAAGCACCCCGGTGCGCACGAGATTCACGGCGACAAGTTTGACTATGTCGTTGTCGACGAACACGAGATCGACCAGGCCAAGAAGGACGGATGGTCGCTGACCACCACCGAGGCCAAAGCCAAGACCAAGGCTCCCGCGAAACCTGTCGAGGCAGTCGCAGACGACAACGCGCCCCCGACCCGCGAAGAACTGGAAGCCAAAGCCACTGAACTGGGCATCAAGTTTGATGGCCGCACCAGCGACTCCAAGCTCGGTGGCCTGATCGCCAAGGCGCTGGAGGCGTAATCATGGGCTGGACTAAGCGCCAATTCGTGTTGCAAGCCTTCGAAGAGATCGGGCTTGCATCCTACGTCTACGATCTGACACCGGAGCAATTGAACAGCGCCCTGTTCAAGATGGACGCGATGATGGCGACTTGGAACGGCAAAGGCATCCGTGTCGGATACCCGCTGCCAACCAGCCCCAACAACAGCACGTTGGACACCCAGACCAACGTCCCAGACTCCGCAAACGAGGCGATCTACACCAATCTGGCTCAGCGCATCGCTCCCGGATATGGCAAGACCGTCTTGCCCGAGACCAAGGCCGCAGCTCGAGCAGGCTATGAGGTGCTGCTCTCGCGTGCCGCCATGCCCATGGAAATGCAAATGCCGGGCACAATGCCAGCAGGCGCAGGCAACAAGCCGTGGGCCGTGGACAATCCATTCCTCGACCCGCCAAAAGACCGTCTGCTGGCAGGCGAGGACAGCGCTATCGACTTCGACTAAGGAGAAACCCTAATGACCACTATCAACCAATTGTCGGCAGTCGATACCGTATCGGCTGGAGACTTGGTGCCTGTTTTCAGCACCAACAACGGCGATGCTCGCAAGGCCGCCATGTCTGTTTTGCAGGCGTTCATCCTCGACAACTTTGTGGCCGACTTGACAGAAAGCACCGAGGCGATTGTCGATGCCGACCTGTTCCCGATCTACGACGCAAGCCAGGCCAACTCAGTCAAGGTGACCGCCGCCCTGGTTCGCGCCTACATCCAAGCGCAACTTTTCACCAGCATGACCGCTGGCGCATCGGTGACAGCAGCCGACAAGTTTGCCATCTTCGACGATGCCGACTCGACCACCAAGGCGATCACTGGAGCGATGCTGCTGGCCTACATGCAGGCCAACCTTGTGTTCCCGAGCACGGCCAGCCTGTTCCCGAACTACGTCACGCAATACGCTGCGCCCTCGTCCGATGGCTTCAACGTGGCGATCAACAACAACAGCAACAACACGCACTTGATTCTGACCCCGACCGCAGGCTTTGCGACCGGAACGATCACCTTGCCAGCCATCGCCAACGTGATCGACAAGCAAGAAGTGCTCGTCAACTGCACGCAGCAGATCAACGCGCTGACCATCAATGGCAACGGCGCAACCGCTGTGACCGGCGAACCGGCTGTTGTGGCCGCTGACGACTTCTTCCGACTGCGCTTCGATCTTTCGACCAGCAGCTGGTACCGTGTAGGCTAATTCTCAGGAGAAACAGACATGACCATTCGCGCCCCATTCCAGCCCCGTCGTGGTGTCAACGCTGTCGTGACCCCAGCCGCAGCATCGGCATCTGCCAGCCTCGACTCGCAGGCCAAGTCCGTGCGCCTGGTGAACGTCGGTGCCAACATCTGCCACGTTCGTATCGGCTCCGGTGCCCAGACCGCCACGACCGCTGACATGCCTGTGCGTGCCAACAGCGAGATCGTCGTCCAAAAGGGCGATGGCGATGACACCATCGCTTACATCTCTGCGTCCGGTACCACCCTGCACATCCAGACGGGCGAAGGTGGTCAGTAATGGCCGGCAAGCCGAAGGACGCTCGGCTGGCAAAGGTGGGTGTGCAGGGCTACAACCAGCCCAAGCGCACGCCTAGCCACCCGACCAAGTCGCACGTGGTCGTCGCCAAAGAAGGCGACAAGATCAAGACCATCCGCTTCGGCCAGCAGGGGGTGACAGGCTCACCCAAGAAAGAGGGCGAGTCCAAGGCCGCAAAAGCTCGCCGCGAGTCGTTCAAAGCCCGTCACGCTGACAACATCGCCAAGGGCAAGATGAGCGCAGCGTATTGGTCAGATCGCGAGAAGTGGTGACTATGAGATCAGCAGAGAAACGCTTTTATGTGTATGAGCATCTTCGCTCAGACACAGGCGCGATTTTCTATGTTGGGAAGGGAACGGGAAAACGATGCACAGTTCGAAGTAATCATCATCGTAATGAATTTTGGCAGCGAATTGAACGCAAGGCAGGCGGATTTTGCGTCCGTATGATTACCAGCGATGTAGACGAAGAACTTGCATTTTTAGTTGAGAAAGAGCGCATATCGCAACTTCGCGCAATTGGAGTCAGACTCTGTAATTTGACAGATGGAGGCGATGGGACTGCTGGATGGGTAAAAACCACCGAATGGCGCGAGAAGGTTGGCGCAGCGCATCGTGGCAAAATAATCTCAGAAGAAACTAGAAAAAGACTTTCTGCCGCCCAAACTGGTTCACGTCATACAGACGAAGCGAAAGCAAAAATGTCTGCATCTCGTCTTGGTATTAAAAATACACTTGGACACAAACATTCAGATGAGACAAGACAAAAAATGAGTGCTGCTCACGCTGGGAACAAAAGTCGAACAGGACAGAAACGAAGCGAATCTGAACGAGCAAAACATAGTGCATCAATGACAGGAAAATCTCAGCAGATCAGCACATGTCCGCATTGTGGAAGATCAGGAGGCAATGCTATGAAGCGCTGGCACTTCGATAACTGTAAGGAAAAAAAGTAATGCAGGTGCCTATACTTTCTGGGATATACACCGACCAGTCGCCCGACTTCCGTGTGGCCTACCCGCGCAACCTCATGCCGGTGCCAAAGCAAAGCGGCATCTCGGCAGGCTACCTGCGCCCGGCTGATGGCATTGTGTCCAACGGCACAGGCCCAGGCATGTCCCGAGGTGGCATCAACTGGAACGGGGTTTGCTACCGGGTGATGGGCACCAAGCTGGTCAGCATTGCCAGCAATGGCACAACGACCGTGCTGGGCGATGTGGGTGGCAGCACGCCCGTCACCTTTGACTACTCCTTTGACCGGCTGGCCATTGCCAGCAACGGCAATCTGTTCTACTGGAACGGCACAACGCTGCAGCAGGTCACCGATGCCGACCTTGGCACGGTGCTCGATGTGGCTTGGGTCGATGGCTACTTCATGACGACCGATGGCACCTTCTTGGTCGTCACCGAGTTGAACGACCCGTTCGCTGTCAACCCGCTGAAGTACGGCTCTGCCGAGGCCGACCCAGACCCGGTGAAAGCGCTGCTCAAGCTGCGCAACGAAATCTACGCACTGAACCGCCACACCATCGAGGTGTTCGACAACGTGGGGGGCGAGAACTTCCCGTTCGCTCGCGTCGAAGGTGGTCAGATTCAGCGCGGCACGCTTGGCACGCACACCTGCTGCGTGTTCCTTGAGAACATCGCTTTCATGGGTGGTGGCCGCAACGAGGCCCCCGCAGTCTGGCTCGGTGCAAACAGCCAGACCGTCAAGATCAGCAGCAGCGACATTGACCAAGTGCTGCTGGGCTACACCGAGGCGCAACTGTCCGCTGTTGTCATGGAATCCCGTGTCGACAAGGGCCACCAGCTGCTCTACATCCATCTGCCCGACCAGACGCTGGTCTACGATGGTGCAGCCAGCCAAGTGCTGGGCGAGGCGGTATGGTTTACCCTAACCACCAGCCTGTTCACGCTTGGCCAGTACCGCGCACGCGATCTGGTCTGGTGCTACGACAAATGGCTCGTGGGCGATCCGACCAGCAGCAGCCATGGCTATCTGAGCGACACGGTGTCCTCGCACTACGGCAATCTGGTCGGCTGGGAGTTTGGCACGCTGAGCGTCTACAACGAAGGCCGAGGCGCTGTTTTCCACGAGTTGGAGTTGGTCTGCCTGACCGGACGCGCAGCATTTGGCTCTGACCCGATCATCTGGACGCAGTACTCGCTCGACGGGATGACCTGGAGCATGGAGTTGAACACCCGCATCAAGGCAGGCACGCAGGGCGAGCGTTTGAAGCGCATCGTCTGGCTGCAACAGGGCACCATGCGCAACTGGCGCATTCAGCGCTTCCGCGGCACAAGCGATGCGCAACTGAGCATCGCACGACTTGAGGCGCGGCTAGAACCGCTGGCATTCTGATGGCAGCACAAAAGCCTCTCACCCGAGACCAGCTTGCCAAGTTCCTGCCCGACCACGAGGCGATCAAGGCATTCGAGCGACTGTTCCAGATCGTCGAGAACCTCAGCCCGTCTGACATTGCCATCCTGACCAGGCTGATCGAGGACACAGGCCTGAACGCAGGCGTGGCCGACAACAAAGGCGACCGGGCGATCAGCAACGTGGCGCAGGTCGATGCAGTCGAGTTCAATCAGAACCCGGCTGCCGCCGCAAGGCCTGGACAGGCCAAGTGGAACAAGTCAGATCAGACCCTTGATCTTCGCATGGACTACGGTGTCACGCAGCAGATCGGGCAGGAGCAATATGCTCGGGTCGGCAATACGACTGGCGTGACCATTCCGAACGGCTCGGTAGTGGGCTTTGTGGGCGCAACAACAGAGGCCCTGCTGGTCGCGCCTTACTTGGCAGACGGGTCGTCGCCTTCGCTCTACATCTTGGGCGTGATGACACACGACCTGCCAGACAGTGGGCAGAAGGGCTACTGCACCACGTGGGGCTTTGTGCGCGATCTGGACACCAGCGCATTTGCTGTTGGCGACCTGCTTTATGCCAGCCCAACGGTGGCAGGCGCATTGACCAACGTCAAGCCGACAGCGCCTGACAACGTCATACCGTTGGCTGCCTGCATCGTGTCAGACGCATCGGCTGGCATGATCTTTGTGCGCCCGACCATCCAGCAGATGCAGTACTACGGCGAGTTCACAAAGACCACAGACCAGTCGCCTGCATCAACCAACACCGAGTACTTGCTGACATTCGACAACACAGAGATCAGCAACGGGGTGACAATTGGCACGCCAACGTCTCGGATTGTTGTTCCTGAATCAGGCCTGTACCAGTTCGACGCAACGGTGCAGTTGACCAGTGGCAGCTCGTCAGCCAAGAACATCTGGGTCTGGCTTAAAAAGAACGGCACAGCCATTCCAAACTCTGCTCGAATCGTCACGTCTGACCTGAACAACGGCTACATTCCAATCGCAATAAGTGAAACGATCTCATTGGAAGCCAACGAGTATGTCGAGATGGCTTTTGCTTCTGACAGCACGAACGTGACCGTGGACAATGTGGCTGCGACCGCTTTTGCGCCAGCAGCGCCAGCGATCGTGCTCAACGTGACCCAAGTCCAACAGTGAGGAAAGCATGACCGTCACAGTCAAGAACATCATCCCGCGCAAGGAGGCCGAAGGCTCCCAGACCGCGCAGTACACAGCCGTTGGCTGCAAGACCATCATCGACAAGTTCACCGCCACCAACCATGCCGCTGTGGATGTGGAGTTCAGCGTCAACTTGGTCGCTGCCAGCGCATTTGCAGGCGTGAACAACCAAGTGCTGCGCCAGCGCACCATCGCCCCAGGCGAGTGCTATCTGTGCCCCGAG